AAAGCAGCAGTTCCTTGAGGAGATATTTTTATACTGTTGGTTGACCCAGTAGGAGTTTTTAAAACTAAATCTGTACTACTTTTTGCTTCAATAGAACCAGCACCGGTCATACTGTTTCCATTATAATCTGTTTGAACACCAAATACTGTACTAGTAGAACTACAAGTAAGATTAGCAAAAGCTTGAGAACCTAATATAAGATTACCACCAGTTGTAATAGGAGTATTAATAGATAAATTGCCTGTTCCAGTTGTAGTAATATTAGGAGCAGTAGAATTTGTTAATGTCAATGTCCCCCCTAACGTAGTAGCCCCACTAACACCTAATGTTCCATCAACATCTAACGTTTTAACAGGATTAGCAGTTCCAATACCTACATTTCCCAAATTATAATAAATACTAGTATCATTACTAGACCAAAAATTACCAAGCCCACTAACCGCATTTGAAACAAACTCAGTAGTAGCAATTTGTGTATTACTTATTCCAGCAGTAGCAGTAGGAGCCAAAGGTATTCCAGTAAAGGTTGGTGACGCAATAGGAGCATAATTAGTACTAACAAAATTAGTAGTAGCATAACCATCAATAATATTAGTGCCAGACAATGTAGTAGACCCAGTAACAGCTAAACTAGTAATAAAAGATGGACTACTCAAATCAGACTTCACTCGTAAAGTATTAGAATTAACAAATTCAAGACCTTGTCCAAGCTGTAAATTAAATATATTATATGGAACATATAATAAAGGGTCTGTGCCAGCAAAAGCAGGATCCACACCTGAAGCGGTTTGTATAAAAGTTTTTTTTGAATTAGTATCTCCAAATTGAATAAATGTAGATTGTCCTTGAACATTATTACCAGAACAATCAAGCGCCCTAGTCCACACACCAGTAGAAGCAATATAAATTCCATTATTTATATCAGGATTATTAGTTCCTAAAATGTATCCTTGATTATTTACTAACACTCTGTTACCAGTAGCAGTTTGAACTCCATCAATAGTTAGAATCCCAGATAATATAATAGGGCCAGAAGTTTCCGCTGTGGCTAATTGACAAGCAACTGTAGGATGTATTCCAGCAGAAATACCATCAACATAAGATTTAGGAACAACCGAAGTAGGGTCTTGATAGGTATTAATATCACCAGTTAAATTAATTTTATAAGCTAGAGTATTCCCACTAACATCTAAATCTCCATAAAGAGTAGTATTCTGGTCAACAGTTAAATCAGAGTGTAAAATTGTATTCCCGTAAACATCTAAAGTTCCACTAATAACAGTATTTCCACTAACATCTAAATTCCCTTCTAAAATAGTGTCCAGTTTAACATCTAAATTCCCTTCTAAAATAGTGTCCCCACCAACAGTTAAATCAGACCTTAAAATTGTATTTCCGCTAACATCTAAAGTCCCATCAATAACAGTATTCCCGCTAATATCTATATTGCCAACTACATTAACATATTTAAAAAAAGCATTATTACCTCTAATATCACTTTCAAAATTAATATAAGAGACAGGTTGTCCAACCTTTGTCATAACACTTAAATTATTAGCATTGCTATAATTATTTTTTACAATATTATTTTTAGCAGCATAGTTAATTCCTCCATATTGCCTGAATGACATATAATATATATATATCCACTTTAAAAAAGTGGAGCAAATCCACCTTATTTCCACTTTAAAATATTTGGCTTAACCTTTCTTAAAGTCCATTTTAAAAAAATGGAGTTAAAGATTTTTAGGCTGAACTTTAAAATATTTGGCTCAACCTTTTTTACTTCGTTATAAAAGGTTGATTTAAATATATTTAGGTATGGCTTTATTTAGTGCTGAAGAAGCACGACGTCGTTTAGAAGAGCTTCGTTTAGCTGATTTCCGTGTAGAAGGATAATTATGATGTTTAAATTTATTAATTCTAAAACTTTTGCGACTACTTCTTCTTTTACTAGACTTAGGCCTAGGTTTATGAACAATTTTAATAACTGGTTGTTTATCTAAACTATAATCTTGAAAAGGCATAATAAATTCTTCATTTGATTTAGGGCTGGATATATGTGTTAATAATTCTTGAATAGGGCTAACTTTGGTAGGTTTATTACTTAATAAAGGTTCACTATCAAAAATAGTATTAAAATCTACAGGAGAATCGGAATCGGAATCGGAATCAGAATCGGAATCAGAAGAATCAGGGTCTATTTCCAAAAATATTTTTTCAAATGAATCAGGTTTCCGAAAATCCATTTTAAGTCTTTTATGAATAGGTTGATTAACTGAAGGAATAGTTAAAATATTAGCTAAATCATTATTAGTAAATTTAAAATCAAGATGATTATTTTTACCATTTCTAGATAAATCTAAAGAGACATTAGCAACATCTCCATCATAGTCGACATCCCAATTAGTTTTATTAACAATATTACGATTATTCTTGTGAACAATAGTTTTAGTCATTCCTCTATTTTTGATATATGTGTCGAGCATACTTATAATAAAAATATATTATTTTTCCACTTTTAGAAAAAGTGGAGCAAAACATTTTTCAAGTTATAAAAGATTGAGCTAAAAGATAAAAAATAAATAATATTGTTCTTCAGTATTTTGGCTCAACCTAAAATTCTTTAACTCCATTTTTTTAAAAAATGGACTTTGCTAAAGGTTAAAAAAGTTGAAAATGTGGAAAAAAAATCTTTTGTATATAAATAATGGAGCTAAATTTTGAAGAACTAGACGCCCCAAACCAAGACGCACAAATACAAGACGCACCAACAAGTGAAGTAAATTATATAAATTACTGGAGCAACGCAAACCAAACCTCAACAACAAAAAAACCAAAGGTGTCGTATGATGATATTTTATCATCGCTAAATATGGTAGTTCATAATGGAGTGTTACAATTTGCGAAACCAACACAACAACCTCAACAAAAAACTCAACAATCTCAACAAAAAAAACAAGTAACAATTAATGCTCCTCAAAAACAAAGTTTTCAACCCCAACAAAATAATTACATAACAAATAAATATTTTAAAGATTATAAAGATGAATCCCAAGGTACAATAGAAGAGCCAAGAAAACCAATGACAAAAGAAGAATACAAAAAAATGTTAATCCAAGATTATATTAATAGACAAAACGCTATAAGACGAATATCGCAAATAAAATCAAAGAAGTTATTGTTTAATACTCAGAATATAAGTATAGCTCCAAATAATAATCCAAGAGATTTGAATAGGCTATTTTCTACTTTTACAACGAAGTAAAACAACGAAGTAAAACAACGAAGTAAAACAACGAAGTAAGTAAATATATATATATTAAAAAAAAGTATTTAAAGAAATAGTAATATATAAATATGGGCCCGGCTTTAGCTCAGTTGGTAGAGCATTTGACTGTAGTAGTATCTACCTTTTACAAAGTTATGAAAGGTATAGTGGGTATCAAAATGTCGCTGGTTCGAATCCGGCAAGTCGGAAACTTTTAATAAATATTATTAAAAATACTTATTAAAAAATATTTCAATTTTTTCTTACAATAATATATAATGGCTTATTGTAAAAGAGGAACAAGAAAGTGCGTAAATGGTTTGTGTTATAAAAAAAAGAAACTTCATCATTTTAGCAAAAAAAAATTTGGAAAATGTGGTAAAGGAACACGAAGATGTAAAGACATGAAATGCCATCGAACAAAATAAAAAATAAAATAAAATAAAATAAAATAAAATAAAATAAAAATAAAATAAAAATAAAATAAAAATAAAATAAAAATAAAAATAAAATAATTTATATATGTCTAAAACTCGTAAGAATATTCCTTGGTATAATTGGAAAAAAGAAAAACCAGGATTTCATCAAAGAACAATCATGATGAATAAATGTGGAAAAAAATGTTTTTTAGGTCCAAAGAAATCTTTTCCAATATGTAAAAAAAACACGTGTACTATAAGCAAAAAAGGAGTTTATGCTGCGTTTGTTCGTGCTCGTCAATATTCAAGTAAAACAGGTAAAAAAAAATACAGAACTATTTCAACTAAAGCAAAAAAAATAATTAAAAAAATGTAATCAGGATTTTTACAACAAAGTAAGAAAAAGTGAATTAAATAATAAAATTGAATTATTATATTAATAGTTAAACTTAATATAATAATAATAAAAATAATAATAAAATGTTTGAAAAATCAAAGTCCGAAATTACTTTTAAAGAATTTCAACATAAATTAAATATATTACATAATTTTGAAGATGATTGGGGTCATTTTTGTGACCCGGAAGATGATACTAATAATAATATATTTTATAATAATTTATATAAATCTATCAAAAAAGTAAAAGAAGTAAAAGTAAAAGAAGAAAAAGTAGTACAAAAAGAAGAAAAAGTAGTACAAAAAGTAGTAGAAAAAGAAGAAAAAGTAGTAGAAAAATTAAATCAAAATTATAAATATGAAAATGAATATAAAAATTATGAATATGAAAATGATGATATAAAAAAATATTATATTATTGATACTGTTTTTAATTGTATTTCAGTAATATTTATAACATTTGTATCATTTAAGATAACTCATTTAACTGGTATTAATTAAATATTATTTATATGTCCTGGGTCAGGATTATTATAATGTGAATTATAAACTAAATAACCTAAAAAATTACTAATACCACATTGAGTGTTCCCGAATAAATTACCGCTAGGGTCAATAATATATCTAGTATAAAAATTAGGAATTTCATCATAAACAATAGTAGAGGCACAATTATTTTCAGTAGCATCTTCAATAATACAAACATCAGTTAAATCAAGTTTTGTTACCAAGTTAATATTTAAATTATTTTTATTAAATGGCAAACGACAATTAACATTATCAAGATACTTAGCCGTTTTTAATAAATTTAAATCACCTTGAGTATTTAAATTATATATTTTAGGGCAAGACGCAGACGTACAAAATGTTGCTCTGGCTTTTTTTCTTAAAATATAATCTCCAGCATTGCTGGGTTCTTTATTTGAGCCAAAAGTGGGTTTACCTGAATAATTTTTAAATGAATGAGCCATCTTTACTAATATAATATATTATATACTTTTTTAAAAATTAAAAATAATTAAATAAAATTGAAATTAATTTATTAAAATAAATACAAATAAATACAAATAAATACAAATAAATTATATCTATAAATGCCACTTTTTAAAATGAAAAATCCTTTTAAAAAATTATTTTCTTCAAAGAGAGAAACCCAAGAACAAATAATACCAGAACCAAAACAAATAATACCAGAAACAAAAAATATGCGTATAATTAAATGGGAAGATACAACAGCTTTTACAATGCCAATAACTGGAGGGCAAGTTATTAAAGTATATGATGGAGACTCAATCACCATAGCAGCCTATTTACCTATGGATAGTTCCCCTTTATTTCGATTCTCAGTAAGACTAAATGGAATTGATACTCCAGAAATAAAAGGAAAAAATGAGGATGAAAAGGAAGCAGCGAAGGCAGCCAGAGACGCATTATCAGATTTAATTTTACATAAGGTTATCACGCTAAAAAATGTGGATACTGAAAAATATGGAAGAATTTTAGCCGATGTTTATTTAGATGATTTATGTATAAATGATTGGTTAATTAAGGAACATTATGCTGTAAAATATGATGGAGGCACAAAAAAACCACCAGCGTCATGGTTAAAATATAGATTATCCATTTTTGAAAAAAATGGAGTTAAAGAATAATAAATAAATATTTTGACTCCATCTTTTCATAACTTTGTGAAAAGATGGAAATTTAGTTTCGTTGCCATAATTTCATAATTTTTGTATTATTACGAGTATAATCTTCTTCATAACTACTAATTAATTTATTACTTGTATAATTAAGTTTTTTTTCTACTTTTTCTTTTTCTTCTACTTTTTCTTTTTCTTCTACTTTTTCTTCTACTTTTTCTTTTTCTTCTACTTTTACTTTTTCTTTTTCTTCTACTTTTTCTTCCTTTATTAGTAATGGTTGATTTTTTATTTCTGAAGACATTATTATTATTATTAATATTAATTAATAATAATATTTAAATTGTTTACATTTCAAATTCCGATTTTAGATTGTATATCCAAACTTCTTTTGGATACCATATTTTATTATCATCATAATTAAAACCTTTTCCTAACATAATATTATTGACAATTATATTATGTGTAATTGTTCTATAAGAACAAAAACGTATTTCTAAAATGTCTTTATTATCAGTTATCTTGTTTGTAATGGTACTTCTTTGTTTTGATAATGGTAAATCATGAGGTAAAAATATAATTCTCTCTATATTTTCAATCCATAATTTATTATATTCATCATAATTTTTATCGTAAAAAAATTTGAAATTTACTATCATTATTTACGTTATAATATTTTATATTTTTAAGTAGTTTATCCACTTTTTCTTTAACAAATTTTGCTCCACTTTGTTATAAAAAGTGGATTATAAATCATATGCGGTTTGGAATGTTAGAGAGAAACTATAATCCATATTATTTAAATCCATTATTCGCCCATATTCATCTAATAATTGAATATTTAAATTTTGGAGTTTAACAGGGCCAAAATATTGTCTAGGGGTTGTAACAATACTAAGATTATTTTCAGAAAAAATATTAAATGTATTTGCCTGTAATGATATTCGTGCTAATATATTTTTATTTAATATAGATGAATTAAATGCGCTATAAAAACTATTATTAACATTATTATTAAAATCATCTACAACCAAGTAGAGATACCTAGGTCCAAATAAATCAACAACTCCTTCAGATACATAATTAACATTATTCTCATAAATTCCATTTCTAAATCCAAAAGTCCAACCAAGCTTTAATGGCAAAGGTGTATTGCGGTCATCAATTCCATTTCTATCTGCTTGAAAGTTTAGTGAAAAACTTGTTACAGGACTAGGGGTAGGTAATGAAATAATTCCGACAAACATTTGACCACTTCCATTATTACTATTATTATTAATACCAAAGACAATATATTGAAAATTAACTAATGATGGGTCTGAATTCGCAATATTAGTCATAGTAATATTTAATAAATTAACAATTCCAGTATAAGTATAATTACCATCCGCTATATTGACAACTTGCGCCACATTATTTACAGTTAGAGTAAAAAAGTTATTACCAAATTGTTTTGAAATATTATAAAATGTTGTTGGAAGTTCAATAGCGGATAACTGCATAGTTAGAATATTATTAATTACTAGAGGAAGAGTTACATTAAAATTAGTAGATGGAGAAGAATAATAATTCTCTCTAAATCTAGTATCAATATTCAAATTTTGTTTGTTAATTCTTCTTTTAATAGGATTAATTACACCCGGAAAGAATTCACTGGGAAAGGAAGATAAATATGGTTTATTTTGTCTGACTTGAACCATATGTTCAACATCATTCTCTAACTTTACAGGTTTTAAATCATAAATAGAATTAAAATAATCTTTAACCTTTTCTTCAGAATTTTCAACTTTTTGATAAACGTCGCCTAATAAAATTTTTTTGGCTTCTGTAAGAAAATAAATAGTTTTCATTCTAACTTCATCTTTAATTTCTTTATTTTTTAAGATGCTTTGTCTTAATTTCGCTTCTTTAATATCAACAAGCTGATAATCATAATTAGGAGGTAAATCAAACATTTCGATTAGTTCATTCTTTTTATAATTATTAATATTCAAATCAAAATTCATATATATATAAAGTAGATATATATTTAAGATGATATATTTACAAATTTATAAAATGTATATGTTTAAATAAATAATTTTAAATTAATATATAATATATATGTCATTTATAAAAAAACCATTATTTCCTACAAGTGGAGTGGTTATTAATTCTTTAGTAGGACCGATTGGGCCAACTGG